ATATATTCCACCCGATAACGGCATTTTATATATTATGTTATGATATTTGAATACAATACTTAAACGTCATATAAGTATGAAATATCTGTCTACTAATAATCAGTAGGATCACCTGAAACAACAACACCTCCAGCGGTTCCACTTTCACCAGTATCTTCGATTGTAATAGTTATATTATACGAGGGATCCGTTAATCTTTCATATGTAGGATTAAACAATTTGTATTCATATTTTATATCTGGAAATGATGAGTAGGACTCGAATGTGAGACTTATAGCACCAGATTGAGCTAATATATATACATTAGTAGGATCGTCGAACATATTTGATGCCGGATATTCTTCTTTAACAAAAACAACAACAACTCCCTCTGTAAAAGATACATCATAGGTTAAATATACTATTGGTTCCTCTTCTGGAAGAATTACTTTTTCTGGACAACATCCTAATGTTATGGACTTTGTAAGATAATTTGGATTAGTAGAAGTATTGTAAGAAAGCGCCATATTTTTTTGGTTTTCACTTAAATGATTTTGATCGGCATGACATATTATTGCAGATTGAGCTTTGCGATTTATTTTTTCGTTTGCTGACAAATTATCACGACGAAAATCATGACGAAAATCAGAAGCATTTGTGTTTATATATTTTTCGCCAACTGGATTTTGCTTTCTTTCTAAAAGTTGTGTATTTGTTAATGAAGGTATACTTGTCAATATTTTTTTAGGAACAATGCATGTATTCTTATCGTAGCCCATTTTACAACCTTTTCTAATTGTAGGAATCAATGCTTTATTGTTTGAACATATATTACCCGAGCTCACATTTTCTCCACCGGGCGCATTTATTGTAGCGATGAGTTTCCCAGGATACTTGGATGCCCCGTTATAGCTTGTGCTAGAATATTGTTTTCGGTAATGTTTTATTGGTCTAGCCTTAAATGACCTGTTTATAGAAGGATTAGGGACATTTTTTACCAATTTTGCACTATAACTGAAAATATTTTCAGTGCATGAGCTTTTCACGCACGCGCTTTCAGTTATAGTCATATATTATATGCAATTAAATTAATCACAGTTTTCAAAAATTATTGCGGCTTTTAAATTTATTAGGCGCCGCTCATAACTATTGTATTTCTGTTTTGCTTGATTTTGTATATATTTGTCTCTGGGTTCGCACCACATACCCCTTAATTTTTTTGTCTGATTTATATATGTTGAAGATGATGTGGTTTTTTTCTTGAAAATCAATTCCTTTTTCATATCAGGCGTCATTAACATAGTAGTGCAACTAGACATTTATATTATAGTTACATTAATTTATTTGTGTAATCGGTTTTTTCATATTCATTTATATAATCTAATAACGTCATCCAATCGTGTGTTTCAAAGTGAATATTGTGTGTATCGCATATGGGACACGTGTAACTAATATGTGTATTTGTTTGTGAATGTCCCATATGTATATACCAGTCCCCGTTTTTTAGATGTTCGCCGCAATATTTACACCAAATTACACTGTATTTATATTTAGGTGGGCGCGGCTTGAGAAAACTATAAATATGCCTATATATTTCATCGGGAAGCCCGTTCATATACTATAAATATAAAACAACCATAGACTACTATCGCATTACTACTTCTTGATAATATACATGAGCCAAAACAAAGCCTAATACAAATGGACTACTATACCATTTCTTCATCATACTATTGTCCATTGATACTGCTATTGCAGTGGTAATTAGTAATAAGCCGCTAGATATACGAGGACGCGCTTTTAAAATATTGATATTTTTATGATATTGGTGTGGAACATGCCATAACGTTAAAAAAGTGTATACCAAATAAGGTGTAAAACTACTAGTTGCTAATAAAAAAGAAAGGGCCGCATATTTAATCGTTTTTTGTTTTATAAAATCAAATTGATGTCTCCAATGCCATAACGAGGCTATTACCAATAATGTAATCGGGAGAACATCTTTACTAATATAACGATTAATTATATCCACTCCGCCAACGGAAAAAAAATTTACAGCGGCATAGGTTTTCATTTTATTATTATTTAATGCGTGAATAACATCTATACAACCATGTGGAACAACCACCGCAGACATTACTTTCGGCACTATATTTTTTAATTGACTTGATGGGATTATCATTTCTAGTTTTATTGTTCTTTCTTTAATTCACTTTAAGTAAAGAATGAAGTTATAGATTTTGTGTCCATGTTACTTTCTACAATAAATCTATCAAATAAAATTTTTTGAACGACTTTATTTTTTATTTGTTCTTCTTTTTTTCGGAAACTATCTGCACTTAGTGTGTTTTTGGCAATTTCTATTTCTTTGTTAATTTTCCTTTTCCAAGTTATTTTTGTCTTTAATGCGGGCAAATCGAACAAAACTAGACTATATATTTGCAAGATAGGTTTCATAATTTGATTTGTGATGTAATGCGCGTAATCAATACGAAGTTTGTTTTCTAAAATATAAGAGGGGGATTCTATTTTGTCCCCCTGAAGTTTCGATTTTGTCTTTGAAATTATATATGCATATGGGATACGATCGCCGGGTCCAGGTTTATTACCAGGATCGCGCTGCCCCATTCTGTCTGCTAAAACCTTATGTGCTATTTGCTGCGGATTTTTATATCCGCTTCTCAACGATTTTGTAATTAAAAACTTATCAAATCCACATTTACCTTGTAATATTTCTTCTAAAGACTTATCTAAGAAAAGCAGAGATTTTTGAATATCTTTATCTTTCATTAAAATATCGATAATGCCTCCATATATTTCTTTTACTACAGGAGCATTGTCGCGGCGTTTTAAAACAATCCCCATACTTTTACATTTACATTTATCTACATCTGTCTCATAAAGCATTCCTACGTATCTTTTTTTTGATAATAGGCAAAAGGGCATGAATGTTTTTTCATATTCCAGGTCGTGAGGAGCTTTCAAGAATTTCGTTGCGAGATCTCCCGCTTCTTGTGCTAATTCGATTGTTATTGCTAACGCGTCCTTTCCACGGATATTTTCTCCGGTTTCATAATTTTTCAAATTAAAGGTGAAGAAAACCGAATCTGTGTCCCCATAGATGTATTCGGCGTTTGTTTTAACTTTTCCATAATCTTTGGTCTCACAAACCGCATCTCCATATACCCCTTCGATGAGGTTTTTCGCATAAATGAGTAATTTACGTCCGGTTGCTGTAGTGCAGGCCGCTACGTCTTTTTCGTAAAACGCGCTTGTTTTTGCACCACATTGTCCATACAAAGAATTTGCCGTTAATTTGATTGAAAGTTGTCGCTTATCGAGAATATTTTTCATAAAAGGATCGCTTTCTTTTGCTCCTTGTTTCTTGGTTGCTTTACGCGATTGTAGTAATTCTTGTAATACAGACGGAAGAATCGCCATACCATCCTTTATTTTTGCAAATCTGCATGTCTTTGTGCCATTTTTTATTTTTTGGGCGGCGGCTTTTGGCGATTTTCGCTCATATTTATATGTGTCGTAGGTTACATCAACGTAGCTATAATTGGGCAAATTATCGTATATGAAGTCGCCGTTTTGTTTCATTACACCGGTCGTGGCAATTAAGTTACCTTCTAGGTCATATTCCTTTGTCCAAACCTTACTGGAATGACACAAATTCTCACTAATCATTGACGAAGGATACAGTGAGCTATAATCCACACACGCAACAGGATTATCTAAATATAGATTGCATTTTGGTTCCAATACAATTGCTCCTTCGTAACCTTCGTCGTTCCCCATTGAGCTTTTCAGGGTTGGCATAAGAGTGTCTTTTTCGCGACATTTTTTTGCTATGAAACTCGTCAATTTTATACCTTGGCCACGAAGAACCAAGAAACTAAAAGGCACACTACATAACTTCGACATCTCAATTAATCCTGTTAAAATATCAATCTTATTTAGTAGATTATGGACAAGATTACAATCCTGAATACAATATTTTGCAATTATTGCACGATCTTTGTCGCTTCCATTTGTAAGTGCGAAAATATCTTTTGGCGTGACGTCGTCTTTCGCCAGACACCATCTTAGAGTTTTTTTATCGTTAAAAACTAATGATTTATTAATAATAAAATAACCATCGTCATTATTTATTTCATAAATTTTGAACTTAGCACCGTTTTCTACATATTCATTGGTATGACCAATTTCTTGAAAATGCACAAATGAATTTTTTGCTAAGCCGTATAAATTTTTGCTGTATATTTTGGTGGATTCTTCGCCGACTTTTTCGGTTTTCTTTATATTGTCGCCAATAAAGTAGCCGGCCACATTATCCAGTTTATATGAGTCTAAGTTATAGTCTCTTCTAAAATAATTATACAAATCTATTTGCACACGACCGGGCATATTTATATATTTTAAATTATGCTGTCCACTTGCAAGTATAGAAATACTTTCTTGTATTTTGTATTCGCCCGATTTTTCTTTCGTTCCACAAATTTCGTCATTATTTCTGGAAAGTTGTAAAAACCTATTTACACAATTTGTTTGACAAGCACGAATAAACATAAACTCATAATCAAAACCAAATATGTTATAACCGATTATGATATCTGGATCTTCTTTTTTTATAAGTTTCGTCCATTCTAGCAGTACTTCGCGTTCTGTATTGCACGTTACGATTTCCGAGTTTTCTACTTCCTCGTCTAATGAATGACATCCGTTCAAAACAATAACGTGATTTTTGTATACTTCGTCACTGCCGCTGTTCATAAAGGTAGAGCCAATAAATGTTACTATATCTCCTTTAATTTCTGGAAGATAATTTGTCAGTAAGTTATTGAGCATAGTAGTTTTGTCTTCTTTTGTGAGTTTTTTCTCGTTGAGAAAGGATATAATATCATTACTATATTCAACCGGCTTAGACCGTTTGTAGCCGTCATATTCGTCATCGCTATCTATCGTGTGTAACATCGTTTCAATGTTGTTTTGTTTTTGTGTATTTGCTGCACCAATATTTGAAATATTCAATAATTTGTCAACTTTTGCCTCGATGCTTTCTTTTGTTACATCCGTTTTCGGGTAAACGAGGCTAATATTTTCAACATTAACTATATTTTTTGAAAACGGTAAGCCGAATGCATAATACAGAATATTTCTGAATATTTCGTGAGTAATATTATTTGTATTTGTATAATCAACAATTTCATTTGACAACTTACTGTAGGTTTTCATGGGAAGAGGAAAGTCCCCGTGACTACTACTAGCCTCAATATCAAAACTGCAAATTTTATATGGCACCGGGTCGTCGCTGAAAATAGGATTAACGTTCAAATGGCTCGTAGTGAATTCAAACTTGCAGTTTGTTTTACGTGTATTTTCTTTTTGTTCGCCAATTGATATCCAACCCGATGGTGATATATTTCGTTCGTGGAAAAACCGCAAAAGTGGTGGAATGTGTCCTTCATATAATTCTATTTTTGCGCCTTTATACCGAATCCCTCCTGGTTTAAGTGCTCGATTTTCCCCAGTTGTATACCAAATATTTTTTACATTATTGAATGCGCGATTACTTTGCATATAAAGTTTTATAAAATTATGCTTTTCGCCTCCGTCAAAGCCATATAATTTTTTGTGCTGAACCATTTCGTATTTGAATACAATTGTTTTTTTATATGTCAATTGACCATTTATATATTCTACAAAAAGTCGCATGTCTTTAGATGTCCATTTTTGCGGAACCTTTACATAAAAGTATGGAAGATAATCGTCGATAATGGCACAATAGGTATTTCGGTTTTTATCTAATCCAAATAGCTGGATTACAAATTTATAAGAGGTAGTCATGTAATCGTCGCCTTCTTCGGGTTCTTCGTTGAATTCGTCATCATAAGTTTTAAAATCCAACAATTTAAATTCTTTTGTCATTTATTCTATTTATTATCATTGTTTTAACTAGTATTCAATTTTTTTATTGTCGAATATAGAAAAATAATATACGCATAGTCTATATACTTATATTATGAGCGAGGCTTTGCATAATGAAAAAGTCTTCAAATGGGCTACTGATGAGTTAAATGTTTTAAAAAAACAAATAGCCAAAGAGTGTATAATTTGTGATTTAATAGTTGAAGATAAAGATGAGATAATTAAGCATTTATATTATGGCGATGATGATGAAAAAGCCAAAGATAAATATAAAACATACAGAAAAGCCTTTCGTAAAAAAAATCCCACCTCAAAACTTACCGTAAAACAAATAAATATTCGACTCAGTCAAATTACTAATTTGAGCGTGATTTTTAAATCGGTTTATTTAAATGAAAATTCTACTATGGAAATGCGAGATGTAGCAAAAGAGTCGCTTGATATATTGAACAAAATAAAAAACCTTTATTATACAAATATTCAAAGTGGTTACATTACAAATGTTAATATGAACGCGCGTTTGGGTAATGATTATTTAGAAATCATTCTTTTTGTATTTGTTCCAGCTTCTTTCATAACTGGATATTATGGTATGAATTTTACATCTATGGGTAATCCCGGCAAAAACTACGATAAAGGGGGGTTGTTGACGTCAAAATATGGTCATTATTGGGCGATTTTGTTGATTATTTTATTAACCGCCTTTTCATATACATTGGTGACTAATAGTTTCTTTAGTAAAGATATTAAATTAGTAAACACAATTAAGAAATTAAACACCTATTACAACTTATCCGTTAGTGAAGATGGATTTTAAATATTTATTGTCGTCTAAAAAAACCACATTACTGTATTGTTCTAATGATTCTTTGGTTGTTTTATTGTCAATATAGTTTCCGAGGTCAACAACCGCCGATCTTAATATAGAACCCGCAAAAATAGAATAACACGCAATTCTAAACCCTTTCCATTTACGTTCTTTTGGATAACCCATGAAGCCACCAATGCCTTCGATTATATCGAATTTATTTTCCGATTTTTCATCGTCGCCGTCATTATTGTTTGGTGTAAATTGTTTACTTGTTAATTGATTATTACGATATTTTGGTAAAAAAACGTTTGTATTTGAAGATAAAAAGCCATGTGTCGTGTATAGGAGAGATAAGTATATTAGTTTCATTTTGTAAAGATATAACGTTGTCTTTAAATGGTAGGATTTTCTATTTTTCATTTTTGTTTTTTGTTTTTTTAGTTTTTTGTTTTGTGAAATTTTTTAAAGCATTTAAAATGAAAAATAGTGTTTAAATAGCGATGCAAAATATGATTTACTGTAATAATTGTGGTAGATTAGGACACCAATATCATCAATGTAAATTGCCAATAACCAGTTACGGTGTTATAGCAATAAAAATAGAACCAGATAAAACTATTAAATATTTATTTGTAAGGCGAAAAGACTCATTAGGCTATGTTGATTTTCTCAGAGGAAAATATCCGCTGTATAACATTTATTTTATAAAAAATGTTTTGTCTGAGATGACAAACCGAGAAAAAATACAATTATATAATGAGGATTTTAAAACATTATGGGAAAATCTTTGGGGGGAAACCGCAAAAACGGGGAGTTTTCAACGCGTTGAAGAAAAAAACGCATGCGACAAACTCCGATCATTGAGAGAAGGAATAAAAATTTACAATTGTAAAACGCAAAAAAATGATATTGTATATTTACAAGATCTCATTACAAGTGTAAATACTAATTGGAATGAGCCGGAGTGGGGGTTTCCAAAAGGACGTAGAAATCATCTTGAATGCGACATTGAATGTGCATTAAGAGAATGGGAAGAAGAAAGCGGATTAACTAGAAAAAATTTGAATTTAATACAAAATTTGGCGTCTTTTGAAGAAACCTTTATGGGGTCGAATTATAAATCGTATAAACACAAGTATTATGTTGCATTATACAATGAAAATATAGCAAACACCGATACAGATTTTGACAAAACGGAAATAGGTAAATTAGAATGGAAAGATTTTGATAGTGGAATAAAATGCATACGCCCGTATAATACTGAAAAAATTAAATTATTGATGCGTGTAAATAATATGATTACTAATTATATACTATGAATTTAAAATTTATAATTTTAATTGGCACGATTTTTCTAACGGTAAATGCATATTATGATAATGAATATGTAGAATTGTTGAAAAGTTGGAAGAAATATTACATTATGGGTGGATATTTATTTGTCGGGGGCTCTATATTGTACTACATAAACAAATATCCATCTGATGGATATAATTTAGTAAAACATGGCACGGGATTATTACAAGCCATGCCGCTTGACAAAAACTCTAGAGATATAATAACGCCCTTGTTAAGTAGCGCTATGCCACATGTCGCCCCGGCGAAAATAAATGTTCAAGAGAGAAATTACTTTGACACCGGGCAAAAGTCGCATAGTGGATCTACAAAACGCAGTGTTAGCGAGACTAAGAAGAAATTTGTCGCTTCTCAGCAAGGATGGTTGTGTGCACATTGCGGATGTCAACTTCCCGCATGGTATGAAGTAGATCATATCACACGTCTTCAACATGGGGGGTCTAATGAAATAGATAACTTAGAAGCATTATGTCGTGATTGCCATGGTAAAAAAACAACTATAGAAAATCTATAAATATTATTAATTTAAATATAATATCATTTTTATTAACTATAATGTATTAATGGGAAATGTGCAAACGATTAATAAAGTAACTTACGAAACTATTCAAGAAATTTCTCTCCATCGCCGAGATACATTCATGATTTGCACGATTTCTAGTGAAAAAGAGAAATACGTAATTTTAAATACCGTTCCTATTTCCAAAGAAGAATCAATTATAAACGATTTGATTGTTAATAGGCAATTCCAGAAAAAAATAATTATATACGGGGAAAATATGTATGATGAACGAATAATAAAAAAGTATAATCAACTGAAAACATTCGGTTTTCAAAATTGTTATATATATTTCGGTGGACTATTTGAATGGATTTTGTTACAAGATGTCTATGGCACCGAACTGTTTCCAACAAATAGTATTTCTATAAACGGTTGCTTAGATTTCAAACCTTAACAATGAAAGCATAATATAAAGAGAACTAACTTTATATTAATGTATAATGAGTGAAAATCTACCGGTTGCAACTGCAGTAGATGATACACCAAATGAAAATGTTCAACGAGCAATTATAACAAACAACACTATTACTCCTACCACCGATTTAAATTTAAACATTAAAAATAAACTGGGATTATGTTCTGGTGGATTATTTTGTTTGAATATAATTTATTTATTTATGAGTATTTATTATTTTTTTCTTAGATTGGGTATAATTGTTGTATGTCACTATTATGGTATTGAAAAGGAGAATTTATATTTTTTAAACGCTTACATGCGAGCTCTTTATTTTGACATTTTAGTAGGAAAGGTGATTTTGATATTCTTATGGATAAAAAAAGGTTACATGTTTTTGATATGTTTCGAGTTATTTCAAATAATATTTGAATATAGGAAAATTCTTTGTGTATTTGAATACAAGAGATATATTCAAGAAAGAGCCCAACTTAATAATCCAATTGATGCTCAAATTATTATATTATAGCAAATTTCTTAATTAAATGAAAGTTTAATGGTTTCTAAATTTTTGATAATAACACTAAAACATTCATTTAATATCGCAATCAAATCGCCACTTGACATATCTTCTACAAATATGACTCTGATTAACGAATCGGATTTGTGTGGATGTTCTTTAAGGAAGCTTACAAAAGAAATGGTTTTGTCTTCCAATACGCATTTTTGATAAATTGTGTGCTCGATAATTTTTCCAATAGTATACGACTCGTTTATAAGATTAATATCGAAACAATATTTTGAATACGAATTGTTTTTGTTAATTTCGTATGACAAATTATAATTTGTATCTGCCTCTTGGGATGCAAGAATTTTTATTTTATTGATTAAAACACCACATGCGATATTTACAAGATCTTTACATGGATAAATATTTAAGCTGGTTAATTTGAATTGAAACGAGTCTTCCACAAAATACCGATGAGCATTTAAATTATACCAATCGCGCTCGGCCGCTTCTAATTCCCCCTCATCATAATTATCGTCGCTTTTTAGTTTATTGATATATTTTTCAAAATGTGTGCTGAGTTCTTCTTGTGGGACAATTGTATTTGTAAAAGATACACAACTTGCCACATTAAACATAGAATTTACTTTTGCTGAACCTATTGAAAGTTTGCATTCGAATTCGAGTTCTTCTCCAATAATAGAGGCCGATTTGTTTTCGTTATTAGTATAACCGGGTCTTAATCTTACAAAATCGATATAGGATTTGGAAATTGGATTACTTGGAAACATTGCATCCCTAATACTTTCTGGTAAAAAATCCCCCGTTGCCTCATTATAAATTTTGAAATCTTTTGTTGTAACATATTCGATTTCTGTGCTAGTATTTACACGTTTCACCTTTACTGTTAAGTTTTGGACAGGAATATTTGCAGGGTTTATCATAATTGGAATACATCCTAGTCGGTGTTTTAATATTTCATTATTAAATCTGGTTGTATTTTTGGTAATGATGCAGTCGCTTTCGTCATATGGGAATGTTTTGAAAATTGCACACGGAATATCCGATGTAATAGTTCGTCTAATCCCATTTACATAAGATACATTGATGTTACTTATATTAAATAACAAAGTGTCTCCGTCTTCTTTTAATGATGTAATCATAATCTATATATTATTATAGACGAATATATTTAATTCAATTTTTTATATTTTTCTTTTGTGTTTTAGGTATAAAAACATCTTCTATTTCTTAATATATGCCTAATATTTTGTATTATAGCACAAATTGTCCTGTTTGTAATAATTTATTAAGCGACCTTGCAAAAGATAAATATGAGAATACGCTTTTTTTTTCGGTTGATTCGCGGGAAGTTGTTGATAATAAAACGTATTTAATTTTATCAAACGGATCACGTGTTTTGTTGCCGGTTCATGTGACATGTGTTCCATCATTACTTTTAATAGACGATACAACTCAAAAAAATACTTTGATAACAGGTAAAGAAATTCTTAAATATTTCGGCGAAACTACCGATAAACAAAAAGAAGAAGATATAGAATTGAAACCTTTTGTTTTAGGAACAAAAACGGGGGAGATTGTTTCGGATTCTTTCAGTTTTTTAGATACGTCGGCGGATGATTTGCTAGCTAATGGAAATGGTGGTTTAAAGCAATTGCATAATTATACAACCTTAGATGAAATACATAAAATTGTGACACCTCCTGAAAATTACACTCCTAATACTATAGGAAATGATGAAAATAATATGGATAATTTAATTAAACAGCGAGAAAATGAAATAAAAATGTAATAATACTTAAAATGTAATAATACTTAAAAAATAATATCCAATAAATATCATATGACAAGTAAAAGTGATATTAAAAAAGTATGTTTGACAAATTATTTAAATCAATTGTCTGGATTTGTTGAGGATCTTTTGATTATATGTCCTAGTGATCAAGATCTAGCGAAGGCAAAAACATACATTTCTACAATGTCTACAATGAATCCAAAAGCATTACTACAATTATGGCACACGTCAATCAGTTTAAAATATAATGAAGAAATAGAAAAGGGCGACATCACATTTGCAATTAAAAAAGATTACACCGACGACGTTAAGGCTACTGGCACAGAAGACGAAGAATATTTTTTACAAATAATTGTAAAAGTGAAGGGTATATTACAAACCCTAGATAAAGACCAAATCAATATCATTTTTAAATATTTAAAAAATATCACTAAATTAACTATTTTGTATAATCAATAAGGATTTTTTCTGTTAAATACATTTAAATATAAGAATGAATTTATTAATATAATTAAAAATGTCCCCTTCTGATAAATTTAAAAATCTAATTACGGATTTTTTAGAAGACTTACTAGCGGTTTTTCCGGAATTTGTAAAAAAAGAAGAAAGTATTGATTACGAAAAGTATTATGTTTTTTGTAAAGATGTTTATCCAAAGCATTTCTTTGATATTCTCTACAAAAATGAGAATATGTTTACCGACGACTTTACTTTGTTACCAAATGTAAACTTTAAAGAAATATTTAACAATGATATATCGGACGAATCAAAAAATAAAATTTGGCAATATTTGCAGTTAATTATGCTTACAATTACAAATGATATAGATAACTCTAGCGATTTTGGAGAAGCTTCGAGATTATTCGATTTATTAGACACAAACGATTTCAAAGAAAAATTAGCAGAAACTTTTAAAAACGTTAATACAGATAGCTTTACAGATATGTCTGACGTATGTTTTGATGACTTTTCGGCGGAATTTATGAATGGCTTATCTGGAGAATCTTTTGCGGATTCGTCCTTCAATCCCGAGACCATTCATGAACATATATCTAAATTAATGAACGGGAAAATTGGTAATTTGGCTAAAGAATTGGCAACAGATACCCTAGAAGATCTCCAAATAGATTCTAGCAATAGTAATTCAAAAGAGTTATTTGAGTCGCTTGTTAAAGACCCGACAAAATTAGCAGAAATGATGAAAAAGATAGGTGATAAATTGGACAAAAAAATGAAATCGGGGGAATTAAGTCAACAAGAGCTAATGAGTGAAGCGTCGGAAATGTTTAAAAATATGAAAAATATGCCCGGATTTGAGGAGATGTTTAACAAAATGGCAAAAGGAAAGGCCGGTAGAAATGGTCGTGCGCCGTCAATGAATGCAGTTGAATCTCTTTTGGAAAAGAATATGAGAGAGTCAAAGCAAAGACAGAAAATGTTGGAAAGATTAGAACAAAAACGAACCCAAAAAGAAGAAGTCGAATCACACAAAGTGAATAATAGTGAATCAAATATCGCCTATACGGACGAAGAAATAATAAAAAGTTTCTCTGATGTAATATCTAATGCTGAACCGACATCAAAACCAAAAAACAGTGCGGCACAAAAGGGTAAGAAAGCTAAACAAAAAAAAAAGAAATGAAAGAATGAAAGAATAAAAGAAATGAAAGAATAAAAGAAATGAAATTTAAAATATTATGTATTAAAAAATATATAATATTATATATTAAAATGGAATCTCAATTTTGGTTAGAGAACCCAAATGTATTAGTAGAGTCGCATAGTATATGGCCAACTGAGACTATGACATCGGTAGAAAAATACAACTCTATCACACGTTTAATGTTGATATTAACCGTTATTGGATTTGTGGCAACGAAATCTTACAACATTCTAGTGGTAACTTTGTGTTTTATGGTTATTGTGGTTTATTTGCATTATGCTAATAAAAAATTATTTAGTGGATTTAGCACACAAGATCCGTTGTCAATTATTAAAGGAACAACGGATGTTTCAACAACCAATAATCCATTTTGTAATGTTCAATACGGTGTAGACCCTGATAAAAAACCAGCCCCTCCTGCATATGATAGCACGGTTAAGGAGTCTATTAAACAAAATGTAGTCGACGCGATAATAAAAACAAATGAATCGAACGAAGATATTCAAAAAGTTTTCGCCGACGAAGAAGGGGAAAAACAATTTGATGCATCATTAAGGAATTTTTATTCAATGCCTAATACCGAAATTCCAAATGATCAAAAAGCATTCACAGACTTCTGTTATGGCGATTTAGATAACCCAGTGAAGGATCCTGAAAATAAAAATGCTAATGAATATGAAACGGACCAGTAAAAATTATCTATGTATATATAAAATGTTCAATAAACATACTAGAGTTCACAACGATAGTATTATTGAAACAGAAACCGACTTTATTAACCGTAAAAAAATGAATTACACATTAGATTCAATTATGCAGTCGAACACCGATGCAAACGTGGCTTTACAAGAACCAGATGTTCATTATTTTGGTGTTAATGTATTAGCAAAAGAAATAGATGTAAACTCAAAGCTTTTATTAGACGAAAGCCAGTTCTCAATTGATCATAACAAGGCCACTATGAATAAGCCCACGTTTGCGGTTATGCCATACAAAGGTAAAGGACCATGTAATCCAGAAATAGAAAGCATTTTGAAAAAAGGCGAAGATTATCGCGATAAAAAATATTTTACAAAAGTCAATGAAAATAGGGGTATGGTGCTCAAAGAATATCCGCTCTTAAATAATGTTAGAGACACTTTAGCAAAACCCAGTAATTTTGTCGAATCTCCAACTTCGAAAGAATGGAGTCGCGGCGGCTTACCTACTCGCGAAATGTCAAAATATTAAATTATATAATATTATATTTATCTAATATAATAATAAATGGCTTCTACGAGAAACATTAATTCACGTGGTGTTTATTTACAGCAACTGCAAGCGAGTGAAAATAATTTCAATTATAGAACTTACGAAAATTCTCAATGCGGAATTCCCTCGAGTTGTTTAAACACATTCAAAATACCAGAATCTACACAACCAACTAGGCAAGTTAATAGAGAAATGTTGGCACATAATGCTATTGACATCGAATCATATTTAAAAGGAATTTCTTCAAACAATTTCATTAATCCAACAACTGCAGTAAAACCAAATATCAAAAGTCAATCTTATTTTAAATTTTATGAGAGAGTTCCTATGATTGATATAAATAGTATTACAAGCGATCAAGGACAAAGACCGCTTTTACATTAATTTCATTCTCTATTTTATAATCTTATTGTATATAAATAAATGTTTACTAGAACAAAAGACACCAATGAAAAAATACAATACGATTTAAATTTATTAACAAAATCAAATAATTATACATTTGGTAAACCCGGTAATGGAACTGCTCCACCGTTCATAGAAGACACACATATAAGATTACAACAATGGGGTGCAAATAAAAGACAAAATATTACAGAAATAGAACACGATTTATTTGGACAAACACGGAAACTTAATAGAGATACACCGGAAACCGAGTATTTGAAAAACGCTTATAAATCTACTGCACCGACATACAAGACCGATTCTATTAAGAACGACCATACAAAAATTAGAGATAATTTTTACGACGACCGAGAAGTGTCATTGCAAAATCCTCGCACACACATTCTTAATGAAGACCCGCAAAAAAATATAAGATATTTGAACCCTAAGAGCACAAGATATGATGAGAAGTATAATTCATAATATTATTTATTTGTGATTAACCTTGGTGCAATGTTCATTGTGATAAGTTCTTGAGATAAAAGTTTATATGAATATGGGATTTTTGTTTTCGCAAAATTTGTGCGATTGTCGCACATCATACACAAGTATATATCTTTTTTGGGATTAACACATGCTATCATGCCACATTGTTTACAAGAATAGACTTCATATTTATCTGAACAATTATACAATCTGTCCTTGGTGATTTGAGACATGCCGTGGCAAATAAGACCGTCACGTTCCATTTCTCCACACCTAAGTCCACCATCTCTGCTTCTACCTTCGGCCGGTTGACGCGTTAATCCAACCATTGGACCAATTGATCTGCTATGTTGTTTGTCTAATACCATATGTTTTAATCTTTGGTAGAAACACGGTCCAATGAAAATTTCAGTCTCTATTTGTTCTCCTGTAGTTCCATTATACATTATTTCATTTCCTTTAGATTCGTAATTTAATTTTCCTAACATAGTGCACAATTCTTTTACTGTAGTAGAACCAAAGCTAGTTCCATCCCCAAATGCACCTACCTCCAACAATACCTTACCCAACAAGGTTTCTTTTAGTTGTGCAATAGTCATACGAGAAGGAATCGCGTGAGGATTAATAATAATGTCGGGTTTCAAGCCATTTTGTGTAAAAGGCATGTCCTCTTCTGGAATTATGTTTCCAATGGTGCCTTTTTGACCATGACGCGAACTGAACTTGTCGCCAATAACCGGCTGCCTTAATGTTCGCAATTTGATTTTGCAGAAGTTATAGCCGTCGCCGTTTTTGTGCAAATAATTTTTATCTATATATGTGTCTTCGTTCGTTTTATAAGTTTTACTTTGGTCGTCATATTTGATTTTCTTTGTATTGTCGTTTTTGTTTTCTTTAATTGGCACATATTTCGCCATAATAATATCCTGATTTTTTACGATATTATTTTCTGACATAACCCCATGTTCGTTGATTTTATTATAATTTCCAAATTTCACGCCTTTTGTTTTTGTCTTATCGGGAACTCCGCGAATTTCGTCGTCGCCCGAAATTCTCTTATCTTCATCTTTTTCTGTGTGATAAACGTTTGCTTGAAAAAGTCCTCTGTCTAACGAACCCTTGTTGAACAAAATACTATCTTCCTGATTATATCCGGAGTGAGTCATGATTGCAACAATCACATTAGAACCAGATGGAATTTTGTGTAAATTCAAGAGATTCATTACACGCGTGTCTACAAGAGGCCGCATAACATATGATAAAACATATGCGGTTTTATCCATACGATGTTGATAATTTGTTACATAAACACCCATGGCTTGTTTACCCATTGCACACTGATATGTGTTTCTGGGAGATTGGTTATTTTCCGGAAATGGAATACAAGAGGCTAAAACACCGAAGATTGTGCTGGGATGTATTTCGCAATATTCATATCGCTTTACTTTTTGGTTTAGGTCTTTCCAATACATACTAATTAATGTATTGTTTTGCTCTTTGGGATCAATATATTCGATTAAAGGTTGCTCACAATTTATCGAAGAAATCATTGATAACCAGTCTAGTTTCGCCGTTTTAATAGAATTTATAGTGTCGCTTGAAACTTTTAGTTTGTTGTTGTCAACAATAAGAACCGGTCTAACCAGTCTGCCTGCATCATTGCAAATTATAATTTCTTTAGTTTTGTAATCAAAAACAATCGATGTATAAATATTAATTATATTACGACGTTTTTTTTCTTTAAGTTCTGTATAGAGCTTGAATGCATCTTTTACAAGACCTACAAAATTACCGTTAATTAATAGCTTGGCGTATTTAAATACTTGGGAATTATCCTCGCCAATGTTTAAATCATTAATGTTTACCATTGAATCTACACAGTGTTCCAATAAACATCCCGAGTAACTGTTAACTGTAATTAAAGCCATGTATGCTAGATTTTTTACAATACCAACAGAAGGACCCTCTGGTGTTTCGGCCGGACATAAATATCCCCATGTAGTATTGTGTAGTTTTCTAGGAGGAATCAATTTTCCACTTTTATCTATTGGAGTATTAATCCTTCTCAAATGACTTAGTGTAGAAACATATGTCATTCGATTTAAAACCTGAGCTACACCTACTTTATTTTGATTAATTTGTTTTATTCCAAAATCACCAGTAGCTAGTGCTCGTTTTATTCCATTTTCGATTGTGGTCGATTTTACAATCTTATAAATGTTTGTGTTATTAACAATGTTTCCAAAATCATCCGAACTTCTCCAAGAACCGTTGTTGATTTCTCTTATTGTGGCTTTTTGAATATCTTTTACCATTTTATTCAAATAATTTCTGAATAGATTATTAAGAAGAACGCCTACCGTGTCAATCCTCTTGTTTTGAAAACTGTCTCGGTCGTCACATTCTTTCCAACCCAATACGGTTTGAATAAGACGGTTCACCATATATCCCATAAAATATATCTTTTCCTGTTTAGTCTTGCAGTGAGGAAATAAATCCACCTCTAAAATTTCTTCTGTAAAATCGCGTTTCTTTTTATTTCCGGTTTCTGTAGTCATGTTTATTGGTGTATAAATACTGGCCGATGTCAACATATCCAACGCACTTTCTTGGGTTAGACACGTATTTGCATCAATAACAGATGCTTGTAAAAATTTCGCTAATTGTATATTGTTTTCATCCTTTAGATCATATAGGATAATCTGGGAAATTTGTTTATCGGATAATACATTCATAGCTCTGAACATTACAAAAACAGGAATCGGGTTTTTGAGCCGCGCCAGTTGGATGTAAATACCATAACCATGTCCATTTTGTTTAGTTGAAACCATCATATTGATTTGCTTTGGAGAAATTTGTTTGTAATCTGGTATACTTTTAATTTCCGCCGTCCACGCCCACTTAGTTGTATTTTTACACGGAAAGCAAAAGATAGTATTTTCGGCTACTCTCTCTTGTCCCAATACTGTTTTTTCCGAACCATTAATAATAAAATACCCACCCGCGTCAAAATCGCATTCTTTGTTTTCGTCATTTTCTATATTATTATACAATTTCAAATTGCAAATTGATGATTTTAACATAATTGGCATTTTTCCAATATATACATTTTTAATAACACTTTCAATAATATCATGTTTACCATTTTTATAAATTTTATATGTTATATGCAAATCTACTGTTATGGGGACACTATATGTGAAATTTCGCAATCGTGCTTCTTGCGGCATCATCATTTTTGTCGCACCATTATTTTCATAGATTTGCGGTCTGTGTAATTGCATATTGCGCATATTAATTTCAATATTCAAGGTATGCATATTTAATTCGGGATCGAAATCGTGTTCTGAATGAATATTTTTAATAGGATTAAACATATCCAATGTTAACTGCATTTGATGCTGCACAAAATAGTTATAAGAATCTATTTGATGTCTAACTAATCTATCTAAATGATGATCTTTAAAGTAGGATTCGATTATTGCCCAAGCATCGTCTTGTTTTAAATCTGACATAATATATAAAGGATTTTTTCTTTAATATTTGTTTTCAATTTTTGCGTTTCCATGAATTTTTTATTATATTGTAGGTTTTTAACATATGACTGAGAAAAAGATTGAATTTGATTCAAGTTTATGGCAAGTTGGAAGAAAAAGTCGTAAATCTACATCAATGTCTTCAAATAGAACGAGGAAAAAAAAGGTTGATGCTCCCGAATTTGATGATGCATTTTCAAATCAACTTTCCCGCTTATCCAATATTATCGAAAACAATAAAGAAAAACAACAACCGATGTGGGGGAATTTAAAAAATGGTAATTTGCCTACATACAGGACGTATATTAATAACAATCCTGGTGTTAAAACCGAAACATCCAATTATACAACAAATACCGCCGTGAATGCCGCCACGAATGCCGCCACGAATGCCGCCACGAATGCCGCCACGAATGCCGTTTTAGCTTCCGCGAGCACCGCTTTAAATGAAACAAAAACGCCCCCGAATAATAAAACACTTGGATTAAACAAAAACAAAAACCGGGCTAAAATAAGAATTCAAGGTAAAAAATCTCGCAGAAGAATAAAAAAATATATGAGAGAATTAGAGGGAGAATCCTTAACCGACATAAAAAACACTTTATACAACAATTGTCTTATTAAATGTGGCACGTCAACACCAGTAGACGTATTAAAAGAAATGTATAAATCTTCTAAATTAATAGGCGGTGTTAAAAACACAAATGGCGATGTATTAATACATAATTTCTTTGAAGCACCTATAGATAACGACGACGCTTTATAGTCAATTTATAATCTAATTCAACTTAAATATAGTATAAACATTAATTTAACATGGCAGCACATACACCACTTATTGCAGAATATTATGCGCTTACAGATAAATATATAAAAGAATATGGTAGAAAATGCGTTGTTTTTATGCAAGTTGGTTCTTTTTACGAAGTATATGGAACCGCTGAAAATTGCGAAACGCCTTTACATGATATTGCAAAAATATGCGAATTAAAAATAGCAAGTAAACACAATCCTTATTTAATGTCCGGATTCCCCTTATATCAGTTGGATAAATTTGTAAGAAAACTACAAGACGCCGCATACACGGTTGTAGTATATGTCCAAGACGAAACACAAACCAATAGAATATTTGCAAACATTTATTCGCCTGGGACATTTTTCAGCACCGAATCAGACGTAATTACCAACAGCGTTTCGTGTATATGGATATTTAATGTTAAAAGCCACTACATAATAGGTATGGCTAATATTGATATTATTACTGGACAAAGCGTATTATATGAGTGTAAGGAGCAGATTTTGTCACCAACCTTCGATGAAAGCGAGAGATTTCTTTCTATTCACAATCCGCACGAAATAATTTACATACATGCCGGGGATTTGGCATTGATGCAGAAGTTTATAAAATTCACGAACACTTTTAATAGAACACATTATTTAATTGATATAAACGAAGAAGAGGAAATAAATTCCCAACGCGCGACAAAATGTGAAAAACAAGTATACCAACACGAACTTTTCAATAAATTCTTTAAAAAATTCGATTTTAAAACCTCTTTTAATGAATACTCTATTGCAATCCAGTCTATGACCTTTTTATTGGATTGGGTTTGGAGACATAATCCAAATTTAGTTTGTAACATTCAAAATCCTATTTTTGAGAACTATTCTAATAATATGATATTGGCTAATCACTCGTTGATTCAGCTAAACGTTTTAAATGATAATAAAATTAATAATTCTACCAATTCTTGCTTGCTTAATCTGATAAACAAATGCGTTACCCCCATGGGTAAGAGACTAACATATAAAAAAATAGTGCACCCTATGATATGTGATAAGGAATTAACTCTTATTTATGAGATTGTTGATCATATCATTAGTGAAGATTTGTATACGAATCTGCGATCCCTTATGTCAAATATAAAAGATATTGAAAAATTTTATAGAAAGGTCTTACTCAAAAAGGTAACGCCTGTAGATATTTATCATATACACACTTCACTGCAATTAATCCTTGATGTATACAATATTATCAGTCGGGACAAAAGATTAGAAACATTTTTCGCCAACTGTGGGCATTTTATCTATAACACAATAGAACAAGATTGTATGAAACTTAAATCTCATCTTGAAAGTATATTTAATATTGAGCTTTGCGTTGATGCCAATACTATAGATTTGGAATACAATATAATAAAATCCGGATACAGCGAGACACACGATGAGGTTGTTTCGTTGTATGCGAATACAGAAGAAGATTTGAATTCGGTTAAAAATTTCCTTAGTTCTGCAGTAAAAAAATGTGTGACAAGAAATAATTCAAAAAATAAAAACGATTTTGTAAACATTACTAAAACAGACAGATTTGGTTACCAATTAACTGCCACACAAAAACGTGGCAAAGCACTAGTAGATAAAATTTCGTCCATTAAAAAAATGCAAACTCAAGACTTTGATGACGACTATGACGACGACTACGACGACGACCCCGAAAAAATTTTATTAAGGACTTTCGGAACATCTCCATATCTCAAAAGTATGAAATGTAACTTTAACAGTTTAGACTTACAATCGTGTAACGGTTCGGCAGAAAAAACGTCCTTTTTCACCAATGAACATATTTCAACCATGTGTTCAACGTTGGTCAGCACTAAAAGTAATATGCTAAAGTCGCAAAATGAGATTTTTAAAGAGTTTTTGAATAAATTTACATATGCCAATGACGGGCTTTTCAACATTAGCGTTTTTGTCGCGCATTTGGATTATGTTTGCAATATTTCATACATATCAAAAAAAAACAACTATTGTAGACCAGAAATAATAAAGTTGGATAAAGATAAAGCGCACGTAAATGCAAAAGGTTTAAGACACCCCCTTATTGAAAGGTTATTACAAGACGAAATCTATGTTCCAAACGACGTTAATTTTGACGTTGATAATAAAGGACTGTTACTATTCGGCACGAATGCTGTTGGAAAAAGCAGTTTTATTAAATCCCTTGGGATTTCTATTATTATGGCGCAAGCGGGGTTTTTCGTCCCATGTTCGTCTTTCCATTTTTTCCCCTTTAAAAAAATATTTACACGGATAATCGGTAATGATAACATATTTAAAGGACTTTCCACATTTGCAGTAGAAATGCTGGAGTTCAAAAATATTATTGAAAATGTGTGTGAAAACTCCATTGTTTTGGGCGACGAATTGTGTTCAGGAACCGAAACCGATAGTGCTATTAGTATAGTAATTGCTGGTATAAATAAATTATATAAAGAGCGATGTGCCTTTGTTTTTGCTACACACTTTCATGAAATAGTAGGCAGAGACGAAATTTCCAATAAACCGGCGCTTTCCATCAAACATATGGCGGTAGCATACGATATAAGCCGCAATTGTTTAATATATGACCGCACGCTTAAAACCGGTCCCGGTGATAGTATGTATGGTTTAGAAGTTTGCAAATCTCTTCATTTACCAAAAGATTTCTTGACCGAAGCCCATGAAATTCGAACAAAATACAATAAAGGTAGCGAAAGTTTGCTCGACTACAAACCAAGTAAATACAATGCTAAAAAATTAAAGGGAGGCTTATGTGAATTTTGTCACGAGAATCCGGCAACAGATGTCCACCATCTTGTTCATCAAGAAGACGCCGACGAGGACGGGTTTATTTCTGGATTTCACAAGAACCACGTTGCAAATTTAAGTAATATATGCGAAAAATGTCACAAGGAAATCCACAAACTACAGAAAAAGCTAATGAAAAAAAAGACTACACGTGGCGACAATATATTTGAAACCGTAAGTTAATATACAAAATTAATTAAATCAACTTAAAATATTAAATTCATTAATTATACACGATGAATTTAATAATAGATTGTAGAGAGGCTAAATTAATAAACGAGTTAGAAAGTAAGCAAATTGACTTTTCCAAAAAAGCACTGGATATTGGCGATATGCAAATAGTCGATCTTTGCGGAAATATTATAGTCCTATTTGAAAGAAAAACTATTGCCGATTTATTATCCAGCATTAAAGATGGACGTTATGGTGAACAATCTGTGAGACTAGATTCCAGCAATACACATAACCATTATATATATTATTTAATCGAAGGACCTATTAATAAATATCAAAATCAAAATTTGATATATTCTACTATGTGTTCGCTTTCAGTATACAAAGGGTTTTCACTATTGCGAACCTACTCCGTTAAGGAAACCGCCGAATTGTTGGTCGGATTTTACAATAAAATAAAAAAAGAAAAGCGAACCATGCATTATTCTATAGAGAGTAATGTTCCAAAAGAAGATGACGGATATTGCGCAAATATAAAAACTAAAAAAAATGAAAATATCACACCCGACAATATAATGCAAATAATGTTAATACAAATCCCGTATGTTAGTGTAAAAACCGCCCAGACACTTTCGTCAAAGTATAAAGTCCTGAACAACCTACTAGACGCGATCGAAAATAATAAACCCGAGCTTTATTCCTTAAAAACCGAAAACGAGGTGACAAAAAAGACCCGAAAAATAAGCAAAAAGGCCATCGATAATCTTTGCACATTTTTAAAATAAATTTTATATGTATAATGTAAATGCCCAGAAACAAATCCCCCGAAAATATATTTAGATTACAATCTTCAAATAATATATGGAATCACGTAGACCGTTATAAACCAAATAGTTATGAAAAACGACTTTTGGATATACGTGATGTTGTAGATGAGTTAGATGGCTATAAAGATATGTTGTTATCCAAAAAAAAGAGTTTAAGAGACGATGAAAAAAGGGAAATAAGTATTATTAAAAGTAATAAATTATTAAGTAATAGTGAAAAAAAAAAGCAAATAGATACTATAAAAAGATTGAGTAAAAGGAGAGGGAGCACCTACAGACAAATAAACCGGGCGAAAACAGTGGCGGAAAATGCAAAGAAAACCGTATTATCAATGAAGACAAAAGGAGGTGGCCGGCGTAAGTCGCGTTCACATTTAAAATTACGCCCACGAAAAAAAACTAATCGTGCATCTCATAAAAAACAAAAGTTACGAAGAAAGACAAGACGTATTAAATTTATACGCAAACGTAAATAAATATAAATTAGAGAAGTTTATTGCAAATTAGATAATAATTGTTACACTGAATCCCCGACTCTATTATTTTTATATTGGCAAAATGTGTTGTAATTAATTTATCAAGTTCACCCTTACTAAATAAATAATAATATCTTTGTAATATTAATCCGGTTTTTTGATTATTCCAGTTAACCATGGCATCTTTTTCAAATGAATAGAATTTTTCTTGTTCATGTGCCCAAACATATATCAAAATACTACCACCCGGTTTTAGAATTCTAAAAAGTTCGCGTAGAGCGTGTAGGCGTCGGGTGTATGTAGAAAAATGATGTATTACTGCAATAGATAATATTGCTTCCGCACAATCATCATTAAGTGGTAACTGTAAATTGTCTCCGTAATAACATTTACAATTATTATTCTTTGCTCTTTCTAATAATTGTAAATTATTGTCGTAGCCAATAAATTGACAATCTTTGCGAATATTCATATTTCTACCATTTCCACAGCCAATATCGTATATTGTGCTATTACTTGGAACACTATTTACAAAGTCTTGTATTTTAGGCCACGTGTGATATCGCGTATTGTCGAAATGTTCTGCTATAGTACTATATACGTCGTGAACACATTTTTTTTCAAAATCAAACTCCATATAAAATATAGTAGTAATGGCTTATTAATTCAATTTTTTCTTTTTTGTGTGTATTTTCTTTTTTTTGCGCGTTTGCTTTTTTTTGCGCGTTTGCTTTTTTTTGCGCGTTTGCTTTTTCGTGTTTTAATTCTTAGTTTACGTTTACCGCCAAATGTTTCATCTTCTTGATCCATTTCATATAATTCGTTTTCTAATTCCATAATTAAATCATCGCAACTAAAATTTACAGCGGTTATTTTTTTTATCTCTGGAGAATGTAATCTCTTACCCGAACGAGCTTGTCTTGTGTTTAACAAAAACGAGGTATGTTTATGTTGTCTATTAGAAATTCTTTGTTGTTTTTTTTCTAGATTGTAATCGTCTCGTTTCTTTTTTTGATAGTTTTTATGAATTGACCTTACAACTTTCGTACTTAGCTGAAAATTGTTTTGATTTCTTCTATTATCATCGCTAATATTGTGTAAAATATTATTTATATCACGTAATATACCCTGAAGAAGTTTCATACAGTTATATTTTTTTATAGGAGGCATCATACTATCATCTAATGCGTCTAATTTTGTTTCACCTCTTGTTTTATAAAATTCACCCAATTTTTTTAATCTTGTAATAACATGTTTGTTATACGGGGACTCTTTACTAAGTCTCATATATGGAGTGATAAATTTTTCTTTATTCGTTTGACTTAATTCATTGTTTATGTTTCTTAGTTCTTCTCCATTTTTTGCTGTGTTTATTCTAGTAACAATAGCTATATCTGCAGGAACTGGTGCGGTGTCTTTAAAACTTTTTGCATATTCATATAATCGTGGATCGTAAGTTTGGATCATTCTATAGTAGGTAAATATTTAATTTATAAAACATATATAAACAAATAGTCCGTTTAAAATTATTATGGCTAAGGAAGAGTGCATTGGGATTGATTTAGGTACAACATATTCATGTGTTGGTATTTGGCAAAATAATCGTGTAGAAATTATTGCAAATGATCAAGGCAATAGAACAACGCCTTCGTATGTAGCTTTTACTCAAGATGAAAGAATTATTGGTGATGCTGCGAAAAATCAAGTAGCAATGAATTGTGAAAATACAGTTTTTGATGCAAAACGGCTAATTGGTCGTAAATTCAGCGACGAACTTGTCCAGAAAGATAAAAAACATTGGCCATTTAATGTAAAGCCAGATTTAAGTGATAAACCAATGATTGAAGTCCAATATAAAGGCGAAACAAAAGAATTTTCCGCGGAAGAAATTTCGTCGATGGTATTAATTAAAATGAAAGAAACCGCCGAATCATATTTGGGAAAAGAAGTAAAAAACGCGGTAATCACTGTTCCTGCTTATTTCAACGATTCTCAAAGACAGGCGACAAAAGATGCTGGAGCTATTTCGGGCTTAAATGTTCTGCGTATTATTAACGAACCTACTGCCGCGGCTATTGCATATGGACTTGATAAAAATTCCAAAAGCGGCGAAGTGAATGTATTAATTTTTGATTTAGGTGGCGGAACATTTGATGTATCAGTATTGACAATAGAAGAAGGTATTTTTGAAGTAAAGGCAACCGCAGGAGATACTCATCTAGGCGGAGAAGATTTTGATAACCGAATGGTGGATTACTTCCTACAAGAAATAAAACGCAAATTTAAAAAGGACATCACCGATAATAATCGTTCGATGAGGCGTCTTAGAACTGCATGTGAAAGGGCAAAGCGCACATTGTCGTCGTCAACTGTGGCACAAATAGAAATTGATTCGCTTGTCGACGGAATGGATTTCAACTCTACAATTACCCGCGCCCGTTTCGAAGAAATTAACATTGATTATTTCAAGAAATGTATGGAACCAGTAGAAAAGGTTATGAAAGACGCTAATTTCTCCAAGGCGCAAATTAGTGACATTGTATTAGTTGGTGGTTCCACTAGAATTCCTAAAATTCAGCAACTATTGAGCGATTATTTCAATGGTAAACAACTTTGTAAAACTATCAATCCTGACGAGGCCGTGGCTTACGGCGCCACCGTCCAATCTGCGATTTTATCTGGACATAATGATTCGGAAGCATTGAACGAACTTCTACTACTAGATGTAACACCGCTTTCGCTTGGATTAGAGACTGCGGGAGGTATTATGACATCTCTTATTAAACGTAATTCAACTGTCCCCACAAAAAAATCTCAAGTCTTTTCGACATATGCAGACAACCAACCCGGTGTATTAATTCAAGTATTTGAGGGTGAGCGAACCCTTACAAAAGATAATAATAGATTGGGACAATTTTCGTTAGATGGTATTCCACCAATGCCACGTGGACAACCGCAAATTGAGGTTACATTCGACGTTGACGCTAATGGTATTCTTAATGTTTCTGCAGTTGAGAAATCTACAGGAAAAGAGCAAAAAATCACGATCAAAAACGATAAAGGTCGGCTTACACAAGAAGAAATAGATAAAATGGTAGCTGATGCAGAAAAATACAAGGCCGAAGACGAAGAAAATAAACTTCGTATTGACGCTAAAAACGAATTTGATAACTTTATTTTTATGATTGAAAATATGCTAAATGGTGAAATGACTGCAAAATTACCAAGCGAATCGTTAGAGATCCTAAAAACTAAATGCGGCGAAGCAAGAGAATGGCTACAAGCAAACGACTCTGCTAAAAAGGAAGAATATGAGCAAAAGAAAAAAGAATTAGAAGAAATAGTAAATCCAATTATTGCTTCTATGCAACAATCTGCACAAGAGCCTAATGCTGGGGATGCTGGTGGAATGGGTGGAATGGGTGGAATGGGTGATATGGGTGATATGGGTGGAATGGGAGGCGCAGGAGGAATGCCCCCAACACCACCAAACAGCGAAGCTGACGATGGACCGAAAATAGAAGAAATCGATTAATGCTGTTCTAGATATTCTGGTGTAAATGTTCCATTTGTGAAATGTCCCCAAGAATTGTTTTTCTTTATTGGTTTGAAATAAAATTTATTATTTTCAATGTTTTCTTGATTCACATCAAACTCTTTAATTAATGCGGTTTTACTGGCGTATTTTTGACTATTCATATTCATTTCGCTATCATAATAATCCAGGTTTGCATCACTATTACTATTAATGATATACAATACTGCATTAGCGGTGTTAATCATTATATATTTAAAATAATAACTCATTTTATCATTATTATTAATAATAATAATGATAAATTAAATTCAATTTTTTACGAAGACGTCGATGCTACTGGTTCGTCGCTTTGCCCAAGTAAGGCAAATAATGCTTCAAATAATGACATAAAAGCGTCTCTAAGGGCAACGTAGATATCAATGCCGTATTGAATTATTGAACCAGAACCACTGTCGGGTGCTTCTAGTGGTGTTTCTTCTGCAGGGGACATTACGTTGGCGGGCTCTGGTGTTGATGATGATTCCATAGTAATAAAATATAGTAAATTTTCTTTAAATCTATTATAAAATAATCAAATATATATTTACAATTAATATAATAATCCCCCTTTGCCCCCAAGATTTTTTTCATATATTCGAATTTTTTCAAATGATGTTCGCTATCTTTTGAACAACATAAGTTATGAATATTTGAAAAAATATTCTTTACTGCCATGAAAGGAGAAACTGTAGTTAAATTCATTTCGTAAACAAAGAAGGAAATATATTTACAAATATTGCAAACATTGTCTTTAATTTCGAACCATAAACTATAGTCTATTAATATACCCAATGTTGGATGGATTATTAACCGTTTTTGTAACTGTTTATTTTGTATCAATGATTTCATGTTATGAAGATTGAGATTTCTGGTTATAAAGTCTTGTTTTTTTTTATCTTTACAAATCTCCTCGTGTAATTTTTGCATTTTTTCCCGAAATTCGAATTCCTTAACCCCACCTTCTCCTTTAATATCGTAAAATAGACGCTTTTTTTTATCGCTTAAAACTTCGTTAGCTAATACTATTTCAGAAAAATCGGTTTTTTTTGCGTTTTTATTTTTATCCGGATGAAATTTCAAGCTTAGTTTTTTAAATGCTTGTTTTATTTCTTGTTCGCTTGCATTCGGCGGTATTTGTAATATGTTATAATATTGTGTGTGTTTGTATTTTTGATACGGCGTTAAAATGTTTGTAGATGTTTTACAATAACCTTCGTATGCAATATTGTTCAAAAGATCATTTAGATAAAGCATTTGCCAAATTCCTATATATATACAAGAGTAAATATGCTTATAATAGGGGAATGTTTCTCTATAATATGTTAATTTGAATTTTTTTACTTTTGTATTTTGCTTTTTTTTCTTTTTTTCTTTTTTCTGATATATCTTTTTGTTTTTCTTTTGATTTTTCTTTTTTTTTTGATAGATTTTTTTGTTTTTCTTTTGATTTTTCTTTTTTTTTTGATGGATTTTTTTGTTTTTTTGGGTTTTTTTCTACGGCTCGTGAGTTTCTCTATTTGTTTTGCGTTTTTTTTTCGTTTTTTGCGTTTTCGCGTAAATCTTGCGGCCATCGCGCCGACCGCGCCCGAAGGCGTTCTTATTTTTTTTCGCCAATTAATATTAGGATATTGATTAATATTAGGATATTGGAGATCATCTGCCGGTCTTTTGGTTATGGGCGCTAGATCGGCGGAAGGCGCATCCATATCCACATCACTGCCCGCCGCCGCCGCCATAGCT